GCGTTTGGAGTAATGGATATTAGTTTTACATTCATGTTGATGTAATCCAACCCCACTTCATTAGAGTAGATAACAGTTCTTCAATCTGTTCATGCACGGTCATTTCTGCATTGTCAATTATGGCATCAAATTTTTTGAAGTTTCTAAGGGCTACTTCGCTTGAGTGATTATCCTCATGGGGCTGTCTGGTGAGCCTTATCACCTTGCCACCAGATTTTTGTATTGCTGTCGCCTCATTGGGAAATCTGCAATCCGCAATAATCGCTAATTCACTGCCCTCTTTTGAAACCTGCTGTAAGCAGAACGAAGTCCAAATATCTGGTTTGAGAGTTCGACAAACATTAGTCCCAAAAAATTGAAGGAACTCTCTCGCCGTAAAAACCACGGTCCCATTGGGTTTTGCAACGTTGGTGTGGCTATTTTTTTCTTCATCAGTGCCATAGCATTGTTCGTATGACAGGCCAAATAATTCCATGGACACGGACTTGAGCGCGTCGGCAAAGTTATAGGCTTTAACATGGGGCCATATGTTCTTGGATGCATACTCGCCAAATTGATAATCTCTTCTAAAGATATCTAGCATCCCCATGCCTTCGGATGTTGAACCGTCAGCATTGGTAAATAATGCATTAACCACCAATCTCCCCTCGTCGGTAATTTCGAAATGTTCTATAATGTCATTTCTTTTCATCTCGTAGCCATAAAGAAAGTTTGCGCAAGTGGTCTTTCCACTTTGCTTAGCGCCGGATATCGCTAACAATTTATGAGACATTATACCATTCCGTCTATTTGGGGTTTTAGATTTTCGTTTATCTCCACCACAGACATATCCCCTACATCTTTTTTGTCTAGCTTTGGAAAATGTAGATTAAAAAGCCTGCCACATTTTTCTTTAATAGAATCAGCCGCTTTTCTGCCCGGCTCATCATTGTCGGTGAGAACAATAATATTCAAAGCGCCAGACCTCTCTATACTGATTTGCTGGTAGTCAGTCAAGTTGCATCCAAAGATTCCCACGGCGTTTTTGATGCCAGCCTCCCAGAGCCTCCAAACATCTCCCTGTCCTTCTACAAGGATGATTGTCTCAGTTTTTGCTATTCTGTCTTTTGCCATTGAATAGTTGTAAAGATGACCGCCGGAATTGAAACCCTTACTATTTATCCATTTCTGCATGGCGGGATTGTCCTCAAGACTACGACCAACGCAACCCACCATGTATTGATGAGACTCGTCGTATACTGGGACTACAATCCTATTATACATCAGTTTGTTGGAATTGAGACAAATTCCTACGTCGAATGTGTCAAGAGTTTCCTCAAGATACCCTCTTTTTAGATAGAATTCTACCGGCCTTTGCAAGCTCTGCCTAACAATGTCTCTGGGAACACCCCTTTGTGAAGGTTTGGATTCTTTTAATAGGCTGTTTATACATGCAATAAAAGAGGTTTTTTCCATGTGCTCCATGTCAACTTTCATATCATCCAATGACGAATCAATAAACTGGCAAGCAAGGTTTATCGTTTCGGAAAAAGTTGCCTCTCTGTCTTCTCGATGACTAATAACCCCACGAATAAATCCTAGCATCGTGTTAACATATTTCTTTTCACAATGATTAGTCCAGCAATACCAATTACCAGACACGTTATCTCCAGATGTGAATATGGTAAGAGCGTCACGCTTGTCGCCACCATGCACAGGGCACGGAGCCGATATGCGATTGCCGTACTGGTCGTATTCTATGCCAAAGAAATCTAGAATGTCCTCTATTCTTTCGGACAATTTCTCACACAGCACATCTATCTGTGCTTTAGATAGATTAGTCTGCGGTTTCAAATGGGATTTCTTCATTATCATCATCGTCTTCATTTACAATAAATCCATCGTTTTTTTGCTTTGAGCCGCCCTTTTTCAATTCATTTCTTGTAATGTTCTCTACAATTTGCGCGATGCTACCGTTCATAGACATGTTTATATAGTCACCGTCTTCTAAAGCAGGCCCGTGTCTGGCAACAATCGGAATAAGCTTTCTGTTTCCAGCCTCCGGTCCATCTTCAGCAATTTCTTCATCGCTTTTATTCTTAAAAATCGAAAAACTAGTACACAGCCATATTAACCTGTCAGAGCCACTGACTACATCTGTAGATTCTCTAGTTATTCCGTCTCTATTTAGCTGAACAAAACTTAAACAGGGGCAGTCATACTCCACACAAAAGTTGTGTAAAGAGGTTATCTGAAATCCAAGCGCTTGGAATTCCTGTATGTTCGACAGAGAATCTGCGCTCATGAGCTTGAGGTAATCGTAAATTATCAAGCAGTTGTTAGTTCTTCCATTCTCGTCAAACCCCACCTCTTGCAATATCCATCTACGCATGATAGATAAAGTTTGTTCAAATGGACTTCCGGCTATGCTGACATATTTGTAAGGGACGCCTTTAAGGTGTTCTGCTGCGGCGTAGACTCGCTCTTTTTTTGTCGCATCTTGAGAATATTTTCCCGTTGATATCTCATTAATTTCAACGCCGCTTAAATTTGCTAACACCCGGTTCAGGTGGTCTTCCAAGGACATTTCGGTGTCGAGCATCAATACGGGTATGTCAAGCTCCCCGGCTGTATGCAAGCCAACATTGTCTCCAAACATGCTTTTGCCGACCTTGGGCCTAGCGGCTACGAGGTCAACACATTTTCTTCTGAACCCTCCACCGATTGCGGCGTCATATCTCGGATACCCGCTGGGTATCCCCATAATTGAAGAGGGGTTCTCTTCCAAATGAAGCAGGTATTCTTCTACGTTTTCTCCCAAAAAGGTCGGCCTAACGCTTTCATTTGAACCGAGAGACGAGGACAACTCAAAGATGGGATTTTCTGCGACCCCTATAATTTCACTAACGGTTTCGTCACCGTTTATTTTGGAAATTTCATCGTATATACTTGTTGCCTTTGCTTGTATGACTCTGCCAATTTGCAGTTTTCTGATTTTTATCGCATGTGATTTTACATTTTGTAGCTTAATAGGAAAGTTGTAGACCGCCCTCAAGTGGTCCATAGATTTTTTATTATTAAGCGTATCCCCTAATGACAATTCGTTAGCAGCAGAAAGAATAGAGGCTATGTCAACTTCGTCCTGTGTAGACAGAACTTTTTCAAGACACTTGAAAATTATCTGATTTTCTTCTAAAACAAACGTCTCCGTTTCAATCAAGTCTTCAATTTCTAGATAAGATTCTGCTCCATAAGAACACACACCCGATAATACAGCCCGTTCGGCGGCGGCGTTCATCAACGGTTTTGTCATGTATCACCTATTGCCAATGCATTTTGTGCATTTATAAAAATCACGCTTATGTTGAGGGTTAACCATTTCTTCTTGACCACAAACATGACATTTTTGCTTTATTTTTTTATAAGAAGCCCTTTCCCTAGCTATCGGTTTTACGTCATCATTTATTGCGTCGTACCCCGCTTCTGCTGTGTCAATTGTGCCGTCGTCAACAAACTTGTTAACCCTGTTGCTTGATACTACACTTCTACTTGCTTTAGATTCACTCCTCGTACCTGCGATAAAATCATCCTCATCGGAATTCGGGGCTGGGTTATCTGAAGCCTCAAGCGGTTCGACTAACCTCGCCAATATAGACTCTCCAGTAAGAAGTTCAAATCCCTCCACAACTTTTGACATATCGTTTGATAATATGCCCTCTCTGATAGATTTTATAGCCTCAAGCAAGTGTCCTGTCATGAATATCGCTTCCTTTTAGATAGCTCTATTAGCACGTCACCCATCCTTCTAACGTCACGCATTTTATCTGTCAGCATGTCGACCCTTGCCGTGGCGTGTATTTTTATGTTGTTGAGACTTCTGGCAAATTCATTGTCATGGATTGCCTCATAATATTTTTGTTCATGCTTAGTATATTTATCTCCGTATTGTTTCAATATCGGAGAAATCACTTTGCTAATTGCGTCGGTAGCCCAGTGTAGCTTGACCAAATTGCCATTGTACAAAGTCTGCAAATAGTCAGCGTAAGAAAAAAGAATGTAGGCGGCTGACAAACATTGTTCTGAGCTTAGCGAATGAAGAAGAGCAGAATCGTAGTTGAGTATGTTGACGACCTCGGGATTTATCTTCGTCAACCCAACATGCTGACTGTTAATATATTTTTCGGTTGCGTCAACAAATCTACCAAGTCTTTCCTTAGCGTCCAAGAATTGCTCGTTTCCAGTCATTATCATTGTCCGAATATTTAAGTGTGATTATCTTAATGCTGTTTATCGAGCACCAATCAGCCTTGTCTCTGTCTCTGGCTTTGGCCTTATAAAAATCTAGCTTTGTCTTATGAAAAAAGGAAACATGTTCATAGTGCTGTCTGCCGTGTACTTCTACAATAAGGTCTCTGTTGGGAATGTAGAAGTCGGCAAACAGAATGGAGTTTCTGGTCTGTGTTTTGCTGCCGGGTAGAGATACTTCTTCAAGAATTGTGTCTCTTGGGAAAAGCTCGCGGAGGAGCGCTCTGGCTCTCAGATGATTTTTTGAGCAAGGACGGGTTGCGCTTTGCCGGGACTTGCGCTTATGTATCGACCACTTGTAATCTTTACCGTCGAAACCTCTGGCTATCAAAGCATGGCCTTTAGGTCTTGTTCAAGAATTTTTAGAACAGGCTTGTTCTTTTTCAGGAACTGATATAATTTTTCCTGTCCCTGAAATTTTAGAAATCTTATCTTTTCTTCTTCGGTATCATCAACCTCATTTTCTTTAAGAAGAGGGGCAAGGTCTTTCTCGTGGTCTAGCATAAAATCACACGAATACCATGCGCCCCTTTTAGATATCAATCCAAGGTCTGCGCCCAAGCTTAGAAGCTCTTGCGCAAAATCTAAGCCGACCCCATATTTCAGCCAGCTTTGACATTCTGTATTGTTAGCACCCATAGAAGAACAAAGAATACGCCAATTTATCATTTGGCCAATTTGCTTTGTGCCAACATCCCAAGGCTTAATGCTTTTTACTTCCATTCTTGTGTCAGCTTGGTATTGAATTTTTCTACCGCAGTCTGGCATTCTAGGTTTACCGTAACCGCTGGTGTTTGCTATAAAGTGTGTGATGATTACTATTGTTGCTCTTTGCTGAATAACCACATTAGAAAGCTTGCGACAAAAAGACGCCAATATTTTCGGAAGGCCAGCCCTAAAAGTTCCGCTTATATCTTCTGTTAGTTCTCGTTGTGGAATTAGAGAAGATGTTGAATCAATTATACAAACACATCGATAGAAGTCTTTACTGGTTATAAGTTTGATAGCTATATCTAAAAACTGTTCTGCGCTGAGAGGCTCTTCGTCTGAATGTACGACTCGCATTTTTTCTCTATCTAATCCATCAATACCATCAAGATTCATGGCCTTGAGTCTGCCCTCACCGTCGATATAGATTACCGGACGTGCGCCATTTTCTTCTTTTTGGCAGTTGGCCGCTATTTGCAGAGCCGTGGTTGTTTTGCCGGTCTTGGGGTCTCCGGTCAGCAGAACCCAACTGCCCTCTTTCAAGCCGCCGCCCAGAGCTATATCTATGGAGGGGCTAACAGGTAGAATATCAAAGTCGTTTCTTTCTTCAAAAATCTCCATTCCACTGGAGATATCTCGCCCGTGTTTCTTAATTACATCCTTGGTCGTAGCATCGCTAAACGTCGCCATCTAATTCCCTTAGCTTT